GCTACGGACGTAAAAAAGGTGGCTACCGCAAAGTATCACGTACATATTATGTAAGTCGTGGAGGAATCAGATTATAAACAAAAAAAATACAAAAAATGGCTAAAAACCTATTTAACTCGGTCAAAATGACCAAACCCCAAAAAAATGTGTTTGATTTAACACATGATGTAAAGCTATCAGCTAATATGGGAGAATTAACACCTATTCTTACTATGGAATGTGTACCAGGTGACAAATTTGATTTATCATGCGAAAGTATGATAAGATTTGCACCTATGATAGCACCAGTTATGCACAGAATGGACGTAACTATGCATTATTTCTTTGTTCCAAATCGTATATTATGGGACAATTGGGAAAAATTTATTACAGATGCAAATAGTGGTATAGTAGCACCTTATTTCAATAGTGCAATATTCGAAGACAGATTTAAAACATCTGCACCAACAGCTCAACAACTAGCTGATTATTTAGGAGTTCCACCTCCACCAGATAGCTCAACAATAGCACAAATTAACATGTTACCATTTGCTGCTTATCAAGCTATATATAATGAATACTATAGAGATCAAAATTTAGTAGCACCAGTTAATTACAAATTAATAGATGGTGAACAAACAGGTGGATTTACAAGAGTTAATCAATTATGTTCATTAAGAAAAAGAGCATGGGAACATGATTATTTCACATCATCATTACCTTTTGCACAAAAAGGCCCAGCAGTGGATATCCCATTAGGTAGCGTAAGCGGAGAAGCAGAAGTATTCGTAAACAACGCATCAGCTGGAACATTATTAGACGGCACGCCATATGACATTAATGTGGATAATAATACATCTTCTTTGCCAATTGGAGCAAATCAATTATTTGCATCAGCAGACAGCATGGAAGTTCAACCAACAACAATCAATGAATTACGTAGAGCATTCCGATTACAAGAATGGCTTGAGAAAAACGCAAGAGGCGGTACAAGATACATTGAAAACATTTTAGCTCATTTTGGAGTAAAATCATCAGATGCAAGATTACAAAGACCAGAATATATCACTGGAGTTAAGTCACCAGTAGTAGTTAGTGAAGTATTACAAACAGGTCAAAGCGATACAACACCACAAGGCAACTTAGCAGGACACGGAATTAGTGTAGCAAGTGGTAGAAGTGGAAGCTATTATTGTGAAGAACATGGGTATATTATAGGAATTATGTCAGTAATGCCAAAAACAGCATACCAACAAGGAATACCTAAAACATTCCTTAAAAACGACCCACTAGAGTATTTCTGGCCAAGTTTTGCACATATTGGCGAACAAGAAGTACAATTGCAAGAATTATATGCATATACAAGTAATGCACAAGATACATTTGGTTATGTACCAAGATATGCAGAATACAAATATATGCCTTCAAGAGTAGCTGGAGATTTCCGAACAACATTAGACTACTGGCATTTAGGAAGAATATTCGCATCTGAACCAGCATTAAACCAAGAATTTATTCAATGTACACCAGAAGCAACTAGTCGTATATTTGCAGTTGAAGACCCAGATGCACAAAAGTTATATTGCCACGTATTAAATAAAATTAAGGCAGTTAGACCAATGCCTAAATACGGAACACCGACATTCTAATATGTCAACAAAATGTATAACACCATTTTATGTAAAGGATAAATTTACAACGGAATATATTCCAGTCCCTTGTTCCAAATGTCCCCCATGTAAGAAAAGAAGGACAAGTGGCTGGAGTTTTCGTTTAGTAAAAGAGGGAGAGCGTTCGCAAAGTGCATTATTTGTAACATTAACATATAATAGCGAAGTAGTACCAATAACAAAAAACGGCTTTATGAATTTAGATAAAGCAGACGTACAAAAATTTATGAAACGTCTTAGAAAGTTAAGTAACGAAAAACTAAAATATTATGTATGTGGCGAATACGGCTCTAAGCGAATGCGACCTCACTATCATTTAATAATATTTAATGCCGATAAAGAAAAAGTAGAACTAGCATGGACATTAGATCGGAGGCCTTTAGGACAGATTTACATTGGAGATGTAAATGAAGCAAGTATAGGTTATACACTAAAATACATGACTAAAAAAGGTAAAATACCTATGCATTACAATGATGATAGACAAAAAGAATTCAGTCTAATGTCAAAAGGACTAGGAAGTAATTACCTTACAGATAAAATGGTAAAATGGCATAAAAATAATATAGAAGAACGTATGTACTGCAATATAAAAGGTAACAAAAAGATAGCAATGCCAAGATATTACAAAGACAAAATCTATTCAGATTTTGATAAAGTACGTATAAGTAACCATATAAAAGAAATGGCAGAAATAGAAGAAAGCAAATTAATCAATGAATTAGGCGAAGATTATTCAAAAATAATAGTCGAAAGACATATAAAATCATTTGAAAAAATGTATAAAAACGCCGAAATAAACAGAAATTTATGATAAAACATTCAATGAATGTTAATAACTTTGATAAAAGTTATGAAACAAACTCGTATCCGTCAATGACGATACCAGATCAAACAATGAGTATTAGAACAATACTCGAAAGACATTCAAGAGGTTTACCTATTGATGGAATAAAAGTACCAATATGGGATGGAGAAGAAAACGATTTACCAGATTGGAGAACGCTAGACTTGGCAGATAGACAAGAATTAGCTCATTTATATCAACAAGAAATTAAAGATATAAAAAGTCGTTATAAAAAAGTAGACAAAAACGACGAAAACAAAGACAATGTAAGAGTCAACGAAGTTGAATCAAACAGTGGTGAGCCAAAGGCCGATTTTTAATCGACCTTTGTGTCACCACAAACAAGGGACAAAGTCCCGCGTAGCAACGTTAAAACACGTTTTAACAAAAAATTAGCACTAATCCCCTTGATATATTAGTGCTAATTGACACTAAAGCCCTAAATTTACAATGTGAAGCAAAAAGGCAAAGCGTAGCGGAGCAAATAAGCGACACATAAAAAAATGGGCGAAGTGACAAATTATAAACTTAAAAAATAAAAAAAATGGCTATACCAGTAGCATTAGGAGCAGCCGCAATAACAGGCGGAACCCAATTAGGAAGCAACCTATTAAACAATTACTTTATAAATAGGTTAAACAAAAGACAACAAGCATTTAATATACAAATGTATGACAGACAAAGGGCAGACGCTTTAGCGGACTGGAACATGCAGAATGCATATAATAGTCCAAGTCAACAAATGCAAAGATTCAAAGAAGCTGGTCTAAATCCAAACTTAGTATATGGACAAATGACTAATAGTCCAGTAATAAGAAGTACAGATATGAAACCACCTGATTTTGTAGCTCCAAAAATAGACACAAATATAGCATCCAATGCTTTAATGAATTATTATAACATTAAAGGAACAGAAGCACAAATAAAACAACAAGAAGCATCAACACAATTAATAGAAGAACAAGCAAGAGGAAAAAAGCTAGAAAATGAAAATTTAATAGATGCAAGTCCATATTTATTAGAAGAAAAATTACAATCTTCAAGATTAAAAGGAAAACAAGTAGATAGTTTAATTCAAGAAATAGACAATAAACAACAACTTAATCCGTTATTACGAGACAAGTTAAAGCAAGACATACAAACTATGGCTCAAACACGTATGTGGCAAAATTTAACTACACCTCAACAAATAGCATTAACAAAAGCGACAGAAGCATTAATAAATGCAAAACTAGAAGGTCAAAATCTTGAAAATACATTTAAAAAGTATCAAAATAATTTACAAACCAATATGGGTATAAATAGTAATTTATTTGGAGATATTATTAAAATTGGAGTAGGAGCATTATTAAATAAATAAAAAAACTAAATTATGGAAATCAAAATCTACTGCATCTTTTACAATGGGTATCCAATCATTAAAAATCAAACATTAGAAAACGCCCTAAAGTTATTAGAAAGAAGTGAGAAATTCAGAATTGGTATACAAATTAAAAACAATTAAAAACAAAATCATGAGAAAGCGTTTTAAGGGACGTCGAAGCTACGGACGTAAAAAAGGTGGCTACCGCAAAGTATCACGTACATATTATGTAAGTCGTGGAGGAATCAGATTATAAACAAAAAAAATACAAAAAATGGCTAAAAACCTATTTAACTCGGTCAAAAT